CCTGTGTAAACTCCAATTCCAATATCCCAACCTGTCATATTAATAAGTCCAAATTACACAACCAACCAAGTCCTCATCTACATCTATATGTATAAAGGTATTAGCTACTCCTATACGAGTAAACCCTGCTGCTAAACAAGCATCAATTATCTCATACCTATGCGAACTATTAGCACAAGCAATATCTACTGCGTTCCCTCTTAAATGTGCTGAGTTAGGTTTACCACCTACACGCTCATTAGTTGCATTATCTCTCCAACTTGAATTAATATGAAAGGGAATGCCTGCAATGGTTCGTGCTACTTCTAACTTTATTAATAACTCATCACTCATAAGGTCGTAACATTCCACCCCATTGCAAGTAAATTCCTCAGCACTAAAGTGTTTAATCTTTCTTCTCATTGCCTATCTTTTGAATGTTATATATTGCAGCAGTGATTAATACTATCGCAGTTAGAAAGGTGTTTATATCTGCAAAGCTTATACCGATAGCAGCCGTATTTATTACATTAGTTTCAATAATATCTTTATACATCTTTTATTTTACTTAGATAGATTTTTAATTTCTTTACATTCTTTGCTTTCGGCTTGTACTTCATATCTTTATTCCTGTAAAATAAGCATTAGAAATAGGGTTTAAGTCTGCTCCTGAATTAGTTGTATACTCAGGGTAAGAACTTGAGTTCTCGCATAAGTAATCTACTATCCTTTGACCATAGAACTCAGCAGTATCTCGCTCCTTTTGAACTAACCAGTTAACATCATCTTTATTAGCAGCGTTTCCATTCTCGCTATTCTTTTGAGTTATGCTTCCGTTCTTAATCTGGAAGGATATAAACGGCAAAGCTTCAACTAATGCGTAATGAATTATTGAATCTTGAATGTAGTTATCTACTAAAGTTTTATAAACCCCTGTTAGAGTTCCTGCTGCAATCTCTGCTTCAATCTTCTCATAAAGGTCTGTACCTAATATGATTTGCATATGCTTGTCTTGTGCTATCTTCAAAAATGGTAGCAGGAAAGCAGTATCTACATTGTAATTAATCGCCGTAGAACTCTTTAATTTATCTTCGTTGCAAAATAGTGAAGCCATTATCTCTTTTTTATAAATCCACGATTAGCCATATCCTTTGGTTTCATAGCTACATCTTTATTATTTCTAATTCTATAACCTTCTTTGTCAGCCTGGTTAGTGCTTACCGTTGGAGCTAATGGAGATTTTACATCTACCTTAATAACGCTCTTAAAGGTTTTTCTTCTCCATTTATGATGACAATCACCACCACCTTTATACTTCCAAATCGAGTAGGTATCTGCTCCACCTTTTCCCCAACCTTCGTTGACCGATTTACTACCCATTGCGATAATATCTTCCTTTCGATATACCTTACGAGCAGCAGTCATCTTTTTACAGAACGCTCTACTATTAGAACTCGCTTGTTGTGGTTCGTATGAATACCTAACCTTATACATAAAGCCGTTGATAGTTGCATCTTGCTCACTATTCGCATTAGGTCGAGCAGTTCCTGTACTTACAAACTTATATTCTTCTAATGCTTCGTGTTCTTCTGCATCATCATCAGATATTAACTCCCACTCATCGCTGCTCAACTCTTCACCAAGTCCTATTAGTTCAGCAGCTACCTTAAAATCCTCTTTCTCTTCTTCTTTAGAGAAGTTTTGGCACATATCTACACCTGTTTCCTTCTCTATTTCCTCAGCATCTAAGCCTTCAGTTTCGATAAACTCAATAGGTTGTAAAGTTTTGAAGTAAGTATCTAATACAATGCCGTTTACTGCTAAAACATCATCAATCGCCTCTAATAAATAGTTTTGTTTTGGCTTTATTACGGTGTTATCCCATAATTGAGAAGCCGTTTTAATCTCATCTGCATTGTTTCCAAAGCCAGTAGCATCTTTTATACCAAATAACATTGGAGAAGTTACCTTATGACCTACTAAAATCTTTCTTGTAGCCTCTTCTGAAAGGAATTTATACTGCTCAGATGCTTCAGATATTGGTAAGCTCTCAATAGTAGTAGCATTTGAGCTATCATCATTGAAAGAAAGTAACCATTTCTTCCCTGTTGCACCTTGTAACTTCTGCCCTACCTTTCTTTCTATAACATTTTGCTCATCTTCAGTAGGTAAACCGTTGTTGAAGTTAATCATCATCGTAGGAGCGAACCCATTTTGAATATTACTCAAGTGATAATCAGCTATCTCCTCATCTATCTCTGCCCACTTTAAAGAACCTGCATAATCTACTGGTGAAAAGTAAAAGAAACCTGCTGCATAAGGCTTAATTACAAGTATCTGAGTTTCCTCACCTCTTGAACCATCAAAAGATTCTATTCTTTTAGGTGTATATCTCTCTTTTCTGTACTCGCTCCAATTATCTGAGTAGTACCAAGCCTTAATCTCTCCCTCCGTTGCCTTCTCAGGTCGTAGGTTCTGCATTGGTATGTGCTTCGCCTTGAGTATTTCAGTCTTTCCCTTGTTCCAAACGATGTTAAAAGCACCTTGACCGAGTAACTTTAAATCACCTGCTACCCTTTTAAGGTCATTAGGTTTGAATATAGTACGCATTTTAGCGTAATTTAAAGGCTGTTTATCGCTATTGGTAGCAGATAACCCCTCTCCATAGATTTGGTCGCTTACACTTGAGATAATAGCGTTACTAACTGCACTTCCGTTGAACCTATCAATTAGGTATTGGAAGTAATCGTTATCTTCTCCATAAGCAACCCAATCCTTTGCAGGACTTTCAATCGCTTTAGGCATCGTAACCGAACTAAAATTTAATACTTTAAAACTCATACCTTTAAATATACATCGTTTGTTTTATCAGCTTCCTCTTGCTTGATATATGTAACCTCACTCGTTCCACCTACCCAAGCTTTGCCAGTTTCTCGCAATCCGAGAACACTCGCATCAGTTATATCGGTGTTCGTTGAACTTGTTTGCTCGTATACATCGTAACTAAAGAAGCTCACCTCTTGCATTGTAAACTTAGGTTCTGCACCTGTATTTACATTGAATGTTAATTCTACTGAGCGATCAGTAACCGAACCCTTAGTAACTACCTTTGCTTCACTTTCACGAGTTTGCAGGTTTGTTAAATTTAATAAGTAATAGTTATCTACTGCATTAACAGAGTTTTCCATTAATGAAAGATAAACGGTATTACTCGCTTGGTGATTCAGTTTTAACATTATCCTTTACTTTTACTTTGTGTTTCTTACCTAATGCTTTAGCGTATACCTTTGCAGTCTTGTAATCTTCTCTCTGCGTTTGTAGTTGTACCTTATCACCGATCATAAAGGTAACAATAAAAGTCTTTAACTTATCAATATAAATCATCTGTATGTAGATTGATTAAACTTATAGCCTCCTTGTTAGTCATCAGCGTATTATTAGGATAGTCTAAACCGTTTCCTAAGTTAATCAATGCTGATACCTCAGATTGCAACCACGATGCGTTAAACTCCATTATATAGAATTTAGCTTCATCAATAGTTAATTCAACTACTGCACCGAATTCACGCTTTCCATCTTCACCAACCTCTTTAAAAGTAGTAGGTAGAACCTCAACTATATCATCATCTAAATCATAAGACATTCTCGAATAAGAACCTTGTAACTCTACTGGAATTAATCCGTTGTAAGTTTCTTCGTTTAAGCAAATAAATATATTACCTATCATCGCTTGAATTTTTAGTTGATAATACTACCATCGTTAAGAACGCTCTTAGCTTCTCCGTTGTAACCGTTCCTTCTCCACCTTGGAATAAGTCCTCGATTGAATCTAACAACTCAGCTCTCGTTCTCTTCTCAGTAGAAGTAACAGAAACTTTAGTGTCTCTATTAGTCTTAACCAGACCTTTGTATCGTGTTCTTAATGAACTTAATTTATAATCTCTTTTAGCCATAATCTATATTCCGTAATCGCTTGAGAAATCATCGCTAAATGAACTCGAAGCTTTATGTTTGTTAATACCTATATTGTAGTTGTTCTTAATCTCTTTTATGGTTAATACAGAACTATAAATCATAACCTCATCTAACAAACCATCTAATTCAAAACCTGCTAAATTAGATGTTTCGATTGCAGTCCAAGTACTTAAATCTACGCCTGTAAATGTGTAAAAACTCCAATTACCATCGTATAAAGGCTGAGTGTTTGCCGTTGCTGCTCCTATATAACTTGTAATTGTTCCTGCACTTCCAAAGCTCCATATACTATTATCTGTTGTACCAATGAACTCAGAAGTAGATTGACCACTTAGAATATTGAATTTAGTGTCAGAAGTCTTTAACCAAAATTGTAAAGTTCCGTTACTTATATTTAAGGTTGCATCATCAG